CGAGCAGATGCGCTCGACGTCAATGTCAAGGTGTGCTGCTGACGAGTGATGTTTGTCATGTTGATTTCACCAGACGGTTCGTTCAGTTCGGGTTCGAGCGCAAACGAATACATATAGTACCGGCCGTTCGGGACGCGCGTATGGAACTGTAGACCCTGGATCACTCGAAGGTACTGGGCGGTTGCATAATCTGGAGTGATTCTATCAATCGTGTTGAGTGACAGTTGAAGATTGACAAGTTGGTCTGTCGTCCCGTAATCGTACACGTTCGAGGCGGCATCACTCTGGATGACCCAATAGAGTTCCTTGACATCATTCACAAACGACGTCAAAAATTGAACAGACGATTGAGTGGCCGACGGAGGGACTCGAAACTGCATTCTTTGAAAACTTTCAGTCGTATAAATGAGTTCGTTAGATGTGAGGTAGTCCCGTTCGGCTTGGGTGACATAGACGTACTCGACAAAGAGATCCACCTGGATCGGTTTCGTGTACGCAGTTCCAGTGGCGAAAAATGTCGACGGTTTGAATACGACCCGAAACTTGGGCGCTTCATCAAGCGCGATGAGCGGCAGACCCTTTTCCAAGATTGAAAAAGGCATCGGAATGTGGTACGAAGCGAGATTGCTCGTCGTCGAGGTCCCGACCATAGTTGTCAAAGCGGCCTGTTTTGCTTGTGGCACACGAGTATCACCGAGCATGTACAAGTTTTCGCCGTAAATTCTTTCGATGAGTTCATCTTTGTACGAGAGTTCGACCCGGTCGATCATCGCTGTACCGGCACTCGGTTGGACAACCGTCGGTGCGTCAGACGGCCACGTCACCCGAAGGTACATGGTCCGGGCAATGTCACCCGTCTTGGCGATCCATACGGTCATGTCATCCCCCCAGTGAATATCCTTTGGAAATTGAAGTCGGATTGTCTGACGGGCAAATTGGGCTGGAGGTGTCATTCTACTTTAGAAAGCAGAATTAAAAAGAAGCCCGCCCGTCCCATTATTTGCCTGGAAAACATTGTACGACTTGGAGTACACGCGAACATTTGCGGCGGCGGTGGGGATGTCCACGAGTTGAATCTCGAGCATCGGTGATGCTATTCGCGACATGTTCAATGAGCCGGACGGCGTTGGCGTTTCTGGGTCGAGTGCAAAGTTGACCACGGCGACGTTGCTGCTTACATATGTGTGACTTTCGAATGCCCGTATGGTCTTTGTCGTGACTTGGTCGTCGTCGACCAGGATTTCACCGTTCAGTCGAAGGATGAGTCGCCGGATGACACACGGAGCATCGACCGAAATCCATAGTTCCCGAACCGGGTTGAGGAACCGAAGTTGGAACTCACTCGTCTGTGCACCCGGTTGAATCGTAAACGTTTCGACGTCCGTCTGTCCGTAGAGCATCTTGCCTGTTTTGGGCGGCGTGGTGTACTTTTCGTACTTGGTGATGATACTGGACGAACTGAGCACGTTCGACATTGTGACCGGATTGTACTGGATGAAATCTTGTAAAATTGCCAAAAACCCTCGTCCGTCAACTTCTACGATGTATATATATCTTGAACCTATAATGAAACGCGTTCTGCGAATGACTGCGTTATAATACGGGCTTGATGTGGTTAAATCTGAACGGTGTGCCAGCATTGTAATTTGAGGACTGGAACCATCCGAACCAGATATAGCAAGTGTATTATCACTGTTGATACGGAAATCGATCCATTCCCATGAACTGGTAGCGTCGAAAGGTTTTGTCGTATCGTATTTGTGCCACAACGTTTTTCTTGAAAAGTCCGTTTCTGGAAACGTACCTGATTGAATCACAGACGCTGTATGATAGTATATATACTTTCCGTCAAACCCACAAGGAATACTATATTCATAATCATTGGCACGAATTACCGTATCACCGGTATAAAACTCCCACGAGGCTTGTTGGTCGATGAGTTGTGTTGAATCATATCTTGAAAATGTTCCAGTTAAACCCCGTAGAGATGAAGATGAAAAATACAAATATCGACCATCTGATATCAATGGTGCCCCTTCTAAATTATAAACTGGGTTTGGTGTGATAATGGCGCCATCGACTTGTGTGTACGCTGTCGTACTCAGAAAACTTTGAGTATCCAATTTGGCGATATAAGAACCCACGGTTGGAAAATATATATACCGACCGTCGAACGTAGATCCAAAATAATAACCAGTGTTTGTAAGTGGTGTTGGTTCATAATATGTAGGAAAAACGTCTTTGACCGATGCAGGAAGTCCACCGGACGTTAGCGTGTACGTATAAGAACTTGATGAATCAAAATCGGCAGTCGTGTCATACCGCATCCACATCAAATTTTTATGAACATCGAGCCCGGGTGTGTTGCCAGGTGTCGCAACAGGATATGTTAATGTTCCGGTGACTAGAACATCTGACCCACTTTGCACCATTGAAGAAATGACCGCACTTGAAAATGCTCCCGCATAACTTGTCCAAAAACTTTGAAGGGCCGTCTGGTCCGATCCTGATAAAGGTGCCGTTTTGTTATAAAACCGATACACAACTGTCCATATTTTTTGGGTTCCATCGAGTGAACCACTGACCCAGCTCGTATATGTCGAACCCATAATGTAATAATTCACAGAGTACTGTATGTAAGCATAACGAGCATCTGTAAGAATAACATTAATTCTCCCGTCGGCAGGGTCGTTTGATGGGAATGCGCTAAAAAAACTGTATGTACTAGTTGTCCACGGTGTTGTGCTCGATGAAAGTATTGTCGAAATCAAAGCTTTTATAAGATATGTACCTGTGGAACCATAGAGTGTTCCGCCGTTTGTAGTTATGAATACACCTGAACCACTTCCGGGCGTCCATTTATAAAATGTCCCGTCATCCTGATTATAAAACCTGAATGAATTGTTCAGTAAAGGACCCATGATGACATAGTTTTTCCAGCCGATTGCCCATGTAGGATCAAAGTTTTGAGTTCCGTCGGCAGTTATCGCCTGAAGATTCGATGTGACGTACGAAGCACCGTCAAGAAAACCGTTCGATAGGATTGGACTCGCCGCAAGATTCTCAAACTTTTCGTATTCGATATCGACCCGGACATCGTTCCGGTAGAGTTCGCTCATGTTCAGTGTGTCCATGTTGAACGACAACTTTGTATAGTATTCTCGAGGGGTCGACACGACCGACGTATCGTTCTTGCCTTCGAGAATCGTCAAACCGGCTTGGTTTTCGTAGGCGACACCGAGGTCCTGTTCGAGATACAGTCGCTCGCTCGTCAGACGATCGATGGTCTGTCCGCCGACGGTCAACGTCGCACTCTTGACGAGTTTGGTCGCAACCGAATCGACATACGAAAACCCGTTCGACGGCGGCGGTGTAAACCCGCGGATCCAACCCGCTTGTACGAGCGTCAGTGGTGCAGTCAGCGTACCGCCCGTAAAGTTGTACGCCGGATAGCCACCATTTATTGTAAAAAAGTCGGGATCCCGAACATCAAACCCCCAAAATGAGGCACTGGCTTCGTTCTGGAAAAAGATGTTCGAATAGACGCCCGTGAAAACAAACTTGTTGATTGTATCATCATATGTGACATTGATATTCGAATATCCGACAAAGTTTGTCGTCCATGCCGAAAGGAATTGTGTATTAAAGTAGCCGACGAAATCACCCGGCTGAATCGCGAGCGTGTTTGTCTGGACGTAGATTTGTCCGTCGACTACGTCAGAATACTGAGGGTAGACGTACCCTGGTCCGAGTGGTGTGTACAACTGTGGAAGTTCAGATCGGACCGTGAGGCGTCGAACCAGATCACCCTTTGGTGGAATACGGGCCGAGGCCGTACCGCCAAACGCCGGCACAGACTTGTCAAACGGAACCTCGAACGATTCGGCGACGTACACTTCACGAGTGTCGTACTTTCGAGAGAACAAAGTGTGCTGAGGGTCCTGAACGAACGTTCCGCCGGCCTCAAGCTGAACCTGGGCACCAGACATGGCGCTCCTCTATCAGGGGATGCGTTTTTTGTTTTGGCCAAATTTAGACGTGTACATTAGGGATGACGAGTTTGCAACTCCGCAAATTTGATCCGAGCAAAATTGCAGACGACAAGGTGTGTGTGTTTATCGGAAAGCGTGGTACAGGCAAGTCTACGCTCGTGACCGACATCATGTATCACAAACGGCACATTCCGGTCGGTATCGTCATGTCCGGTACCGAAGACGGAAACCACTACTACAAACAGTTTGTGCCAGACCTGTTCATCTACGGTGACTATAACCGCGAAGCGATCGAAAAGGTCTTGGAGCGCCAGCGGCGACTGGTTGGTGCCGGCGGAAAGTCGGGAGCGTTCCTGCTCATGGACGATTGTATGTACGACAAGGCGTTCATGAAAGACGTGTGTATCAGACAATGTTTCATGAACGGGCGACACTGGAAAATCTTTTTTGCGTTGACCATGCAGTACTGTATGGACTTGAGTCCGGACCTGCGCGCCAACGTCGATTACGTGTTTGTGATGCGCGAAAATGTTATTCAGAACCGAGAGCGTCTGTACAAATCGTTTTTTGGAGTTTTTCCGACATTCGACATGTTTTGCCAGGTGATGAACGCCTGTACCGAAAACTTTGAATGTCTCGTTTTGGACAATACGAGCAAATCCAACCGCATTGAAGACTGTGTGTTTCATTACAAAGCGCCAATCCGCAAGGGTTTCCGGATCGGCTCCGAACAGATGTGGCAGTATCACCAAAAAAACTACAACCCGATGCACGTCATTCGACCTACGAGCGGCGCGACACCCATTAAAAAGAAGGGGTCGTCTGGAGTTACTGTGAAGAAAGTGTAGAGGCGCCTGCATTCAGCGCCTCCTCAATCAGAGCTGCCGAACGAGCAACGGGCACATCCTCCTCGTCGTCCTCCTCAGCAGGCACATCCTCCTCCTCTTCTTCGACAACTGGAGCAGCCACAGGCACTTCGGGCTCCGGCTCGGGAACAGTCACTTCGGGCTCGGGAACGACCACAACGGGCTCGGGCTCGGGAGCAGGCGCCCAACCGGTACCCATTTCGTAATACATGCAGAGGAAATAATTGTGCGCTGATGAAACGCAAAAAGACTCTGTGACACCATTAGAAGCATGCCGATGATTGAAAATCTCGAGTTTAATGGTGCACCACAAATTATCCAGTACATACCGAATGTCGAGGACATTCCTGAACCAGAACCAGGATCTTCGCCACTCGATTTTTCGGACCAAAAAAACTCTGGTCCAATAGAAATGGACTTTTCGACGCCGATTCAGGACGTCATGCCATCGGCCGCGTTTGAGAGTGAGGAAACTCCCGGCCTGACTGGTCCGTACAGATCCCCCTCGAATAACCGTGTCATGGGTATTAGCCCTGGTGTTGTCCAGGTCGAGCCCAGCACGGCGTCCAAGATGCCCATGGGCCTGACGAAGGAGCAGCTTCATGCACTGGTGGCTGGCATCGCGGCCGTTGTCGCTTTTTCAAAGCCGGTCCAGGACAAGCTTTCGACCGTCGTGCCCAACTTCATGGGCGACAGTGGTGCTTTGTCGTTGACCGGTATGGTCGTCACGGCCCTGATCGCCGCGATTGTGTTTTACGTTGCAAACCGTGTCCTCGAGAATCAGTCGTGAATCTCGCCACCACAGTACGGTTGATTTTGATTCAGAGAGTACAGACCAAGTGTCGTACACAACGTTCGTAAGTCTTTAAAACTTTGCCAGAACGCTTCAGAGTGGTCGTATTCTGGAACGGTAATGTGGGCGAGCTCGTGAATGAGCACGTGCATTGCGGCATTTACATTGTTCCCGTCGAGACAAATGTAAATTTCGTACCCCTTGTTCACATTGTATCCGATTGTTCCTTTATTCATACGCCGACTGTCAATCCCGGTCAGAATGGGCCGACGTGTCCGAAGAATTTTGAACCGTTCGTCGACCGCGTCCGTCTCTTGGAGATGTTTGATAAGTAAGTTGTACCGGCCTTTGAGTTCCGTGAGCATATGATGTTCTTGAAGCAATGCTACGATGATTGTCAGCACAATGGACAGGACAAACAAGACAATCATACCTACTAAGGCGGCACATTTTTCCGCCTGAAGACAAACTTTGAATAAATGTCCGAGATGAGTTCGGTCGGTGGACACATCGGTTCCCATACTTCGCACGTGAACCACCGTGAGAGCGCCGTCTCGAGAATCGTTCGGTTCATGAGAGGCTCTAGGCGTCCGTTGCCGTTGTAAAAGGGGCCGTCGACCAATCGAACAAACGCGTGGTCGCCATCGAGCGTCACACTGTTTCCGATAATGTCCGGTGAAATAAATGTGTACATTCGGTCCGAATCGGGTGTAATGCCAAACAAAAGTCCGCCAAGGCGAGTCCGACGCGCAAGCGCCTTGGCGGATTCTTCGAGCGAGTTTCGAATGTAATGAATCGAAAAGTTGTAGCAAATGGCGTCAAACACTCCGGTGACATTCCGAATATCCCCTTGGTGAATGCAAATACCGGAGACACCGTGCACTTCTGCACGTCGGATAGCCTCCTGGAGAGACTCCGGGTCCGGGTCGACCGCCGTCACGCGTGCGCCCACCTTTTTCCATTTGGACCAATCGCCGCCGCGACCGCACCCACAATCGAGCACCGTGTTCCCGCGCCGGACACATTGTATGATGAGGTCGTTCTTGTATTTGTTGTGGGCGCGACGAAGGTCGTCCATGTTGCGTTTTCTAGTTAAAACAAAAACGCCTGTTATGTTTATATGGCTATGCTCGAGCAGGATTTCCTGACGGTCCCCGGACAGATGTTTGCTCTGATTTCTATGGTTGGCCCGGACATGCCCCAGAAGAATGAGAAGCTCGGTCTGAAGATTCGCGGTTGCTTTGCGACCAAGGATGAGGCGGCCAGCCATGCGAAGCGCCTTCAGAAGGAGGATGCTCTGATTGATATTTACGTCGTCGACATGTACAAGTGGTTGCTGATTCCTCCGGACCGTGACCAGATTGAGGACACACACTACCAGAACGAGAAGCTCGAAGAGATTATGTCCAAGTATCGCAAGAACCAGCAAGAGGCTGCTTCTCATTTCGAGAAGCGCAAGCGTGACATGATGGCCAAGCCCATCGAGGGAAGCGAGACGCCCTACATCGAGCCCGGGGATGAGAACAGCAAGTATTACAGCAAGCCCGACGTGCCGCCGATTCCTCACCCGGCTGAGCTCATCGAGGAGCTTCGCAAGGAGTTTCCCGATGCGGACATGACGGAGCTGGTTGCCAAGGCTGACCTGCGCATCGAGGCGGAGATTCAGCGTCGGCGCAAGGAGGCGGAGGACCGTGCAGCGGCAGCACCGCCGGTGGTACTCGGTGATATTCCGGCACCCGAGCCAGTCGGAGCAGGTGGCGCGGGTCTCCTGAAGTAGGTTTTTTTCGCATCATAGTGTAGATGAAGGTGCTTTTGTACATTGGCTTGTTTGTGTTGTTTGTCACCGTCGCATACATGTTGAGTAAACCATCCAGAAGTTGTTACGCTCCACCTCGTACGGCCGACACGGTCTTGCCGTATGACGTGACCCCGACAACCTTTACTTCTGATTCGAATACGTTTCCGATCCAGAGCGACGTGTTCGAGGATGCGAGCGGCTGGCTCAACATGCGCGAACACCCTTTATCGGACAACTTTCAGTCGAACGCGTACGCCGGATCTGACATGGGTGATTTCATGGGGATGGAGTCCGGGTCCGGGACGGCCATCATGACGGTCATACCGGCCAATGAACAGTACGAGTACAACCCGACACAATCAACCGGGACATATCTTCCGGGCATAACATCAAATACGACAGCATCCGGTTAACTATCCCCGAAGCACAACGGGGGTCATCGACTTTCCGAGCATAAGTCCAAAAATAAATGCGACAAAAATCAAAATCAATACAGTTTTCGAAATGCCATCCAGAAAACTTTCTTTAGGTGGCGGTGGCGGTGGCGGGGGAGGAGGCGGAACCATCATCGAAGGATGGTGCGGATAGTACTCTTCCTCTTCCTCCTGAACCTCATTACTCGTCGGACTCTGAGGAGGAGCCTGAAACATCGCTCTCTATATCACTTGCGTCCGTTTTATCTTCAATGACAAATCCATCAAGGTTGCCATTGTCGTCCGCGTCCGACTCGCTCGTCATTTCCTCGGAATCATATGATGCCTCCGACGAAACGTCCGACAGATCCGTCGAATCATAGTCACCCTCGTCAAAGTCGTCATCGCACACCTCAACCGGCACGTACCGCACTGGCGTCTTCACTGCTCGGCCAGAACGAGTCCGCGTAACCACCTGGCTTTCCTCCACTGCCTGATCGAGGGGCCGGGAAGTGGGTTCCGGGGTCGCCGACGGTGCCGCCTCGACGGAGCGCTTCTTCGCCAATCGGGGCATCTATTTCATCTTCGTGCATTTCGTTTAAGTATCGTGGAAAGAAATAGAACCCCTTCTTCTTTGCCGAAGTGTACAGCTCATACTCGCCTTCGATACCGAGACGGGCTGCCAGGTCGTCAAGTTCTTCCTGGATGTGACTGTCGTCCATGCGTCGAATCGAAAGTCCCAAATCACGAATATTCTCCGTCGCGTGGTAGAGGGCCTTTGCGGCCACGGCCACGTCCTCCTCGTCCTCGAACACTTGAATGTTTGTTTTGAAGTGACCCCACGTTACTGGATCGAGACCCGAGTACGGATGGACCGCCCGTATGTACCGACTCGCTATTGTTCGTGGAGGCTTCAGGGAACCAATGCCCGGGAAGAAGACTAAGAATAGAAGGGCCAGGAGCACTAACCACTGGACGATCATCTACTATACTGGGAGAAAGTATGTACTCTTTACCGACAAACCCGTGACACGTATCGGCATCGTGACACATCTGACATATCCGATCGCCGTAGATTGAAAACCACACATGATTCGATTTGTGCTCGGCGTTGATGTTTTCGCAAAAGTGTGAATCGGTCTGGACCCACCTGGATGACCCCTTTTGCCCCACGCGCTTCACGTGCGCGCGCGCCTGACCCGGAATATACTTTTGGATATACGCCTCGAGTGCGTCATGCGACCCGGTATCCTGGATTGTCGGCCGCACCTCGTTCGTGCGAATACTGAACAGTCGAAGGGTTTCAATGTCCAGTTCCGGGACAGCCTCTCCGGGCTCCCATGGTACATACGGATCACCGGTCGGTTTTTTGTGTGACCAGAGCATGCGTAGCCCGCTTCCGCCATAGACACTCGCGTCGATGAAATCGGCCCATTCTGGACCGTCAAGTTCCATAAGAATCTTGGTTCGGTAGGCGAGCGCCTCTTGGCGCGTGACCAGCGTGTCCGGCCAGTGAATGTGGACGCCGGACTTTTGGAGCCCGTCAACCTCGCGAACCGGTGCGCGCGCGACGATACACCGACCCGGCACCACGTCGCACATTTTTTGGAGAGTCTCCAAAAGAAGAGTGTCGCTCAACGGTTCCGAGTCTTTGAAATCCAGGTCGACAAAGAAACGAAAGACGTCCGTTTTTTGTTCGACGACATAGACGCGCTGTTTTCCCTTTCGAATGACAGCCATGTACTCGACATAGAACGAGTCCACCTGGTCGAGCGGCACGTCAAGAATCCCGCCGTCCATGAGGACGTGCGTCCCGGGACCGTGGGGTGTCCTCCATTTTGCAAACATACTCTGACAGAGAGTCATCATTTTAACCCCACTGAGGATTTGGTTTAAGAATAAAGTCGGGTGTGTCGCGATAATCGACCGTGAGCTCGTTCCCCTGTGGAATTGGTCGAAAACTGTACAAAAACCATTGATTGTTTTGAAAAGATAACCGACAGTTTGGTGACCATGAATGGTTTATTTTAGAAGCCATAGGTGTTATGACTCTATTTGAATCAATGGCAACCCCGATGACGTCCATTGGGAACACATTAACGGACGCAAACAATCCGACACCGTCAATGGGCGATTGTGAAACATACCACAGCATTATATAATGTTTAGAAAGTAAAATGATGTGGTAAAACAAATCGTTGTGAGGGTGCATCAAGTTGTGCCCATCTTAAAATCATTGCAATGTTTTCGGCACATCCATAACCATACTGTTTACCAAATCGAAACATTTCTTCACGAGATGCAGTATTTGAAGGCGTTGCGGCAAGCCGAAACGGATTGAAACAATCTTGACAGTGACCTATGTGTGGTGCGATGTCGTAAACTGCTTCAGTGAGTCGTCGACTTTCATCCTTGGTCAAAGGAGGGCGAGACGTGAGATACTTTACACCTTTATATTGTTGGTCAAATTCTGGAACTGTACAGACGAAATGACGTGAACCATCAGCCGAATCGAGATTTAAACGAACATCGACAACTTTGAGAACATTGTCGACATCTCGAAACACGAGACCGACGTGACCAAAAATCGATCCGGTAAATAACAAACCAAAAATGTGATACATGTACAATTCAGATACATCAGATGCCATTCCACCCTTTCCACCGCGACAGACTACAATCACATCACCCTCTTTTACATTTGAAAAATCTGTCTGAGGAAATTGTTTTTTAAATTCTTTTGAACGAACTATGACCGCGCCGACATATAAGAGAACAAGTGTAATCACTGACCATTTTAGACCAACCAAACGGGTGAGCGCAAATATAAAAAGCCAAAAAATAATAATCATCGACGGACCGTTCAATCTCATACTATCCCTGTTGAACAGACTAGCCTCTGTGGTCAATGGCATGCACTCCATTCTGATATAAACACAGAAATTGTATAGAGTATAGAGATGCTTCCGCGGACGGCCAACCAACGTCTGTTTGTTTCGCTCCTGCAGGTGCCCAAACCGCCCATCGTGTTTGCGTCCGGGCCTGCCGGAACGGGAAAGACACTGGTGGCGTGTCACATTGGTGCAGAGGCGCTCGCTAAAAAAAAGGTTGAACGACTCATCATGACTCGACCGGCCGTCTCGGTCGATGAGCAACATGGTTTTTTGCCCGGAACGCTCGAGGAGAAGATGACACCGTGGACCCGACCGATGTTTGATGCGCTCCGTCGGTACTATTCACAAAGTCAACTTGACCGAATGATGTACGATGGCACAATCGAAGTGTGTCCGTTGGCGTACATGCGCGGCCGAACGTTTGACCGTTCATGGATTATTGCTGATGAGATGCAGAACGCGACGCCGAATCAGATGCGTATGGTGCTTACACGCATCGGCGAAGGTTCAAAACTCGTGGTCACTGGAGATCCAGTCCAGCATGACCGCGGGTTTGAGAATAATGGTCTCAGTGATTTTGTGCACCGACTCGAAAGTTTTCACATCCCAGAGTCTATTCAGCACGTCGAGTTTACGACGGCCGACGTCGTGCGTCATCCGGTCATTCACGACGTGCTCGAAGTGTATAAACACAACACGCCCCATTTACGTAATGTGGATTGACAACCGGACCGGGACTATCAAGGTGTACGAGAAGGCGCCGTCCGACCCTTTTGTCAAGAAGATGTCGTGGCGTCCAGAGGAGAATGCATGGGTTCTCGAGCTGCCCGAGATTGAAAAGATTTACAATTACGACGAGACACTGGGTCATTGCACCCAGATTGTAAATGACCCGGTCCAGACGACCGCAATGGCCAAGTTTGTCGATGGGAATATGAGCTACGCGGAAATGCGCGGTCTGTGCGGTTAGACCATCTGCTGTGCATCTTGTGTCTCCTGAGCAGTAGGTTGTATGCAGTTCATCACTATAGTATCTTTGTCCGCTGGAATAATCGTCACGGTCGGATCGTTCATCATTCTTTGAACTTCATTTTTAACAACTTCATCAATCGCTGATAACGCCCTGGATGTTGCTGCATTTTGAATCCATTCTTCTGGTGAATAAGCAATATACTGGAAAGCCTTATACTGGACAGGTGTCAATGTGACTGTGATGTCGACCATTTATGTTGTCCCAGATAAATAAACAGCCTGAAGTGCCGTACGAGCATCACCTGCCGTTGATGATTGTATAATTAGTGAAGCAGATGGAATTCCAAATACTTCAATATAGTCATTCGTGTTCAATAACCATACAACTTCTGTATGATTAGTCGTATATCTAGTAGTTGCCGGAGCGAAGTTATACGATACAGCACGTTCAGTTCCGTTCACTCTTATTGAAGCACCTAGGTACGAAAATGTACTAGATGATTGTAATCGTGCCCGTATTAAATAATACCCGGACGGACCTGTGAGTGTGAAACGAGACGTTGACGTAAGAGTCCACTGAGTATTATAATTTGTACCGCCAAGTACGATGACTGTAGCTACTGTTATAGTCTGATCGCCTGGAGCTTGAGCTTTGTATACATAAAGTACTGGAAGTGTGCTCTGACGAATACTTCCAACAACGTCAAGTGCAGTTACAGGGGTTGTCGTCCCAATACCAACGTTCCCGATATCAACGAGGTTTTTCAACCCATAATGAATAGTCTCCGACATGTTCTAGAGTTTATGTTGTTCCAGATAAATAAACAGCCTGAAGTGCCGTACGAGTATCAGATCCCGATTGTATAGTTACTGTAACCGATGGAATTCCAACTACTTCAATAAAGTCATTCGTATTCAACAACCACACAATTTCTGCATAGGTACTCGCAGTGGCAGTACCACCCGGTCCGTTGCTATATGGACCACCGCGTTCAGTTCCGTTCACTTTTATTGAAGCACCTAGGTACGAAAATGCAGTAGTTGAGGATAATCGTGTCCGTATTAAATAATACCCGGATGGACCCGTGAGTGTGAAACGAGACGTTGACGTAAGAGTCCACTGAGTATTATAAGTTGTAGATGGAAACGTGATGGCTGCTGTAGCTGTTGTTACAGACTGATTGACCCCTGTACCTTTGTATACATAAAGCACTGGAAGTGTGCTCTGACGAATACTTCCAACAACGTCAAGTGCAGTTACAGGGGTTGTCGTCCCAATACCAACGTTCCCGATATCAACGAGGTTTTTCAACCCATAATAAATAGTCTCCGACATGTTCTATTAGAGTTTATGTTGTCCCAGATAAATAAACAGCCTGAAGTGCCGTACGAGCATCACCTGCCGATTGTATAGTTAGTGAACCCGATGGAATTCCAAATACTTCAATAAAGTCATTCGTATTCAACAACCACGCAATTTCTGCATAGATACTCACATTGTTAGCACCACCTGTACAGGTGCTATACGATACACCGCGTTCAGTTCCGTTCACTCTTATTGAAGCACCTAGAGACGCAAATGTACTAGTTGATTGTAATCGTGCCCGTATTAAATAATACCCGGATGGACCCGTGAGTGTGAAACGAGACGTTGACGTAAGAGTCCACTGAGTATTATAAGTTGTAGATGGAAACGTGATGGCTGTAGCTACTTTTGCTATAGTCTGGTCCCCTCCGCTTTTGTATACATAAAGCACTGGGAGTGCGCTCTGGCGAATACTCCCAACAACGTCAAGTGCAGTTACAGGGGTTGTCGTCCCAATACCAACGTTCCCGATATCAACGAGGTTTTTCAACCCATAATGAATAGTCTCCGACATGTTCTATTAGAGTTTATTAAAATATGGCGCCAAGCGTAATTCTGGAATGACTGGCGTCGTCGTTGTCAGACATGCGACGTTTGTCGATCTGTGTGGACAAAATATGACTCGGCCATCGATTGAAAGTGAACCACCAAAGTACGAACCTAACTGGGCTACACCGCTTTGTGGCACAATGTTCGAATATGTGAGCACAAAAGGATCAATCATACCGGCGTTCGAATTTGTGTTTGAAACGCATACGATATTCCCGGATGGTAAAAGTACTCCTCCAGCAAACCCACCTCCGCCTGCTCTACGAACTTGAATGTTCGAGAAGGCGTACGGTGGATTTCCAGAAGGATTGACGACGACGACATTCGCGTTTGTATTTGGAATGCACACGACATTTCCATTTGGCGTGAGTACACCCCCCTGAAATCCACTTGACTCTATGGTCGAATTTGAATACGTACGGTCGGTCGGACTGTACTGAACGATATTTGAAGTACCGTCTGGAATACACATGATGTTACCGGTTGGAAGCAACACCGCACCAGAAAATCCGAGCAATGTTCCGGTCGAAACCATGTTTGCAAATGTACCGGCTGCTCCGTTGTACGCACATATGTTTGAATGTCCAGTAGTGGGAACCATCGTTACGTTCGATTGTCCATCCAAAACACCTCCTCTGAACACTGGCGTCTTAATGTTGTGCCGGAACACATTTGCATAGACTCCTGTTGCTGGGTTGTACGAACCTATGTTTGAACTCGTATACGGAACGAAAATAACATTTCCGGACGGGACGGCGACCCCACCGTAGAAACGCGGTGCGACTATTCCTGAAAAGTTTGTCGGTGTGACTGCCGAAAACTGGTTCGTAAAAGGATTGAAAAGACCGACCGTTGTTGTGCTGTACGGTACAAAGAGAATACGACCGTCCGGAAGACTTACCGAGCCAACATAGGCACTACTTCCAACCGGACCTGTTGCGACGTTTGCAAATGACGGACGGGAACTCGGTGCCCAGAACGACCCTTGTTGGTCGATGACATTACACGTCGCTGATATCCACGCTTGGATTACGGTTGCATTTGCCACGGTGGGAATGATGTGTGGGGCGCGTTTCGTCAAGTCTTCGTTGTAATACAAGTTCCCACTGACTGTGAGGGTGGCTGTCGGCGCTGTGGTGCCTATACCGAGCATTCCATTGTACACATTAATCGTGTTGTTCACCTGAAACCTAGGTCCTAATACATAAACGTAAGGTGTCATACCGGTGTTAGTTCGTCCCGTGACAATGACCGTGTTTCCGTCGGCGCTCATAGCAGTTGAACTCCCGAAGTTTATGACTGCTTGTGCAGTCAGAGCCGTCCCTGAATCCCAAGACCCACCCGTAAACCTGTAAACGTAAGGTGTCATACCGGTGTTGGCTTGTCCCGTGACAATGACCGTGTTTCCGTCGGCGCTCATAGCAGATGAATTCCCGAAATTCGTGACTGATTTTCCAGTCAGAGCCGTTCCTGAATCCCAAGACCCATTCGTAAACCGGTAAACGTAAGGCGCTAAACCTGAAGCTTGTCCCGTGACAATGACCGTGTTTCCGTCGGCGCTCATAGCAGTTGAATTCCCGAAATACGCGGGGTCTTGTGCAGTCAGAGCCGTCCCTGAATCCCAAGACCCACCCGTAAACCTGTAAACGTAAGGTGTCATACCGGTGTTAGTTCGTCCCGTGACAATGACCGTGTTTCCGTCGGCGCTCATATCAGATGACTGCCCGAAGTCGACCACTGCTTGTCCAGTCAGAGCCGTCCCTGAATCCCAAGACCCACCCGTAAACCGGTAAACGTAAGGCGCTCCACCTGAAATTTGCCCCGTGACTATTACCGTGTTTCCGTCGGCGCTCATAGCAGATGAATTCCCGAAATTCGTGACTGATTTTCCAGTCAGAGCCGTTCCTGAATCCCAAGACCCATTCGTAAACCGGTATACGTAAGGCGCTAAACCTGAAGCTAGACCCGTGACTATTACCGTGTTTCCGTCGGCGCTCATAGCAGTTGACCACCCGAAAAACGTGACTGCTTGTCCAGTCAGAGGCGTCCCTGAATCCCAAGACCCACCCGTAAACCGGTAAACGTAAGGTGCTAAACCTGAACCATAACCCGTAACTATTACCGTGTTTCCGTCGGCGCTCATAGCAGATGACCACCCGAAATTCGTGACTGTTTGTGGAGTCAAGGCTTGTATAGCCGTGTCGTTGAAATAAAATTGAGACCCCCCGGTCGCTAAAAAATTGGGATAAGATGTAGAGTATGTATTAATAGCACGAGAAAGAGTTGATGAAATTGTACCTCCACCGACATACATCGCGAGAGAGGTGTTGTCTATCATTTTGGTAACGGTGTCAGAAACAAATACATTGTTCCGGACATTCAGAGTCGTTTGACCTCCTGTGCCTGTTAACGTTAATGTGTTTGCAAACAAGTTTGTTGTCGTCACGGCGTTCGATACGTACACATTTCCGACAACCTGGAGACTCGAGGTTGGTGTGTTTGTGCCTACACCGACAAGATTACTCGTGCTCAAAAAGATGTTTGCGGTCGCCGCGGCAACACCAGACGACACGAGATAGACGACTTCGCCCGGATTTCCGGCTGGTGCAGTACCGACACCGGTTGCACCAGTCGCACCTATATACTGAAGTCCGGTCGCACCTGTGACACCTTCTGCACCCGTTGCACCCGTGGCTCCGGTCGACCCTGTAAAACCAGTCGCTCCGGTTGCACCCGTGGCTCCGGTCGACCCTGTAAAACCAGTCGCTCCGGTTGCACCCGTGGCTCCGGTCGACCCTGTAAAACCAGTCGCTCCGGTCGACCCCGTGAACCCAGTC